GGATCGTATAAGCAAGTGACCTGCTATCGCCACGGTGACAGAGTGAGGTTGTGGGTGCTGCGTAATACAGGTAAATATGAAGGTATGGATTCTAAAACATTGTACCAAGAATATGAGCGTCAAATGGCTGAGGCGCGTGGTGCAGCAATGATGAAGGTGGTGAAGTGATGAGATGGCTAAAGAAATTTTTTGAGTGGTTATTTGAAAACTGCAACCGTACTGACTGTCGCTGTTGCGGTAAAGAGTTACATCAACCCGGTGGTTATTATCTACCGTTCGTTGGTGCTGGGTTCTGTGGTGATTGTTGTTATAAGATCATGAAGAAATGAGTAGTCGAATAGATATCATTGGTCAGAACGGTGCGACTGGTGAACATTATACTAAGACACGTCACCCTAAATGTTTAGGTTCTCATGATGAAATGAACGGTGATTATGATTGTGAATATCAAAGTTCGTTAACTTGTGAAGAATGTAAATACGGTATTGGTCGTAAAAATCCAGAAGCTAAGTGTAATCAATTAAATGAAATATAAATACAGATGCGGTCGTGCTGCATGTCGCAGGATCTATACACTCAGTAAACCACTCAGCCACTATGCAACTGATAAGAATTGTAACTGTGGTGGTACGCTACATGATTACAGCTGTGATCGTAAACGTAACAAAGCACGCACCTGTCATTGTGATGGGTTGCATTTCCCACATAAGAAAGGGTCATCAGTTTGGTGTAGTGAACATCCGACTGGACCCACTGAAGCAGATTATGAAGAGAGGTATGGATGATGAAATATAAAATTACTGTTATTTTAGAATGTGAAGATGTACCGATGGATGAAGGTGCTGATAATATTTATATCGCTTCTATTGTTGCAGGTACAGCAGCAGAAGGTGCAAAAAAGAATCTGGACCCAGGACGAAAATCAAAAATTGTTGAAGCATTCGCTGAATACACAGAACATGTTGACGCTGAACTGTAATAAAAAAGCCGCAGATTAAAGCGGCTTTTTATATGTCGATGACGTAGAGTCTCTTTCACTACTGATTCATCTTTTCAGTTTACATCAGTAAGATCTAATACCAATGGAGCCACCCCCGAACACTCCAACAGTTTTAACGTTATGACATGAACCACAGTTTTTCATGTTAGATTTATGTTTAAATTTAGCGGTTTGAAATTGCCTTCGCTTCACTGCGAAAACAGTATCACCGATATCAAGATTATCGTCAGCCGTTGGACTGTTGGTAACATCTACTTGGTAGCTGGGTTCTGCTGTGACCATGAACGGTACTGCAAACATCATTGCTAATACGATTGAAATTAACCATTTTTTCATCTGGTTGTACTCCCTTCTAGTTAATTAAAAATAAATAGGACGATTTAGTATACTACTATGATTTAGCAATTTCCACCGGTTTATTTGAATAGTTTGCGATATGGTTGTGTGTGAAGATCCCGGTGAATCCTTCGATTCTGATATACGTGCGACCAGCTGATACCTCTGACACCGTGTAAAATTTTTCAGGATTAACAGCTAATGAAACTTGTGTACCAGGTTTAACTAATTTATTGAATTTCTTATTAATACTCATTTATTTTCTTCCTTTGATTGACAATGCTGTTCAAGTACCAGACCTAAATGATGCACGACACTGTGTGCTTCACGGTTGGTACCATCGGGGATGATGTACTTACCATTAGGATCAAACACATCTTTCATAATTTCAATGATCTTACTCACCGGTGTACCTTCACTCAATAATAGTGAGTATGAGGTCATTAATGCCAACACCCATTGAAAACTGTGCATTTCCTTACTGTTGATGAAAAATGCTTCAGGTTCATCACGACCCACGATTGTGAAATAAATCGCGTGGTCACTGATGCCAGGTGTTCTGAGTTTATAGGTTTTACTGGGTGATGGGGTGTCGGTGTTCATGAAACGATCTGCCATATGATAGTGAACCAGAAAACAGCACATAATAATAAAACTAATCCTAATTTTCTCATGATCATATCCTTTTATAGTTCTTCATGGTTTAAAGCTTTCTTCATTTGCAAGATGTAACGACGACCGCGTGCGCGATTAATCTGAACATCAGTTTTACATTTTGGTGGTTCAAGATCGTCAGCATCCCATGTGAGGTTGCATCGGTCACATCGATATTCATTACCACCTTGATGACGTGCTTTACAGTTTTTATTCATGACCGTTAACCAGTGGTGGTAGTGGTTTATTCATGATGTCACGGTAATATAACCATGCGTTGTATAAGTCAGGTATGGTTCTGAAATCAGGACAATAAATCTCGATGTTCTCAAGGAAATCAAACGTGTATATATTATCACACTCATCTGTTTCATCATTTATCACATAAACAGTACCACCGTTGCAATAATTCATCCTCATTGTTTTATTCATGGTACATACTCCACGTTGATTTCAACAGGTTCAACATCACCCTGACACATTGTTAACATGTATATTAACAACAGAGTTTTCACAGCACGTTACCTGTTAGACGGAAGGCGATGATGTTATTCTCAGCAATCATATCAGTAAACCATCCGCACTCACCAGCAGCAGCAACGTGGCCAACCCCAGTACGATAAATGATCTCAACCTCAACACTATCAGGCACTGGGCATTTACCGCCTTGCCAGTGGTAGAAGGGGGATTTAACCAAGCCATCGACATTAAAAATATAGTTATCTTCTGCTTTATGCATCCAGCCTTCAATCCCGTCATTGTGTACAGGTAACCCACCATATTGATTAAAAAATTTATAATCGAACTTATCCCAATCAATCACAGGTTCGCTGGTGTCGATGATGGTTACGTGGATGAAATTAGCCACACAGTTACACAAATTTTTAAATGACTGGTTATCAGGCCGCTTGTATACACTATCAACGTTATAAAGTACCGCCCACGACTCACCCTCACTGGCGCGTTTCATTACTTCCCGAGGTTTTAGGTCTTTTAATGTTTTAATGTTGCTCATTGTTGTGTCACCTCGTTTAAGTTGCATTCGATTAACCCATGACCAGGTTGATTCATAAATGTATGTTGCTGGGAATATTAAGTTCATTCAGATCAGCTCCACTTTATAAGTTCGACTGTTATGCGCGATGGTCAACACCAGTCCGACACGGTTAATATACTTCAGTTCACCATTGATGTTAGCGATCATCATGGTGCTGGGTAATTTTATTATTTTCATTGACAGAAATACTTAACAAATAATTTTTCAATCTTCTGCCATTGGTCTTGTCTAGCAGCAGCAGCAGCATAAGCAGCAGCAGCATAAGCAGCATCAGTAGCATAAGCAGCATAAGCAGCAGCATGAGCAGCATCAGCAGCAGCATAAGCAGCAGCATAAGCAGCAGCATAAGTAGCATGTCTTAATTTTTCGAGAGCTGCTAAATCAATTTCACCCTGATGATATTTTCTAATACCTTCAATCGCTTCTCGCGGTCGCTTATCATCTGGATATCTTTTCTCGAAAAGAGGTAAAGTCAGTTCTGCGACATCTGCGCAAAATAAACAAATGTCTTTGTAGTCTAAAGTTCGCAGACACCATACAGCATCTTGAATACCGTTAGATTCAAGAATATATTTAAAGCTTACAGGCTCATCATCTGCCTGCGTTTTATTAAGTGATTTTAATAAAGTTTCCCAGCCTGATGTGCAAGGGTGTTTTGCTCTGATTTTATTTAGTGTCGTATTCATTATAGTCACCTTTATTTAATGTATATAGAGAGTGTTACACAATGTTACACAATTGTCAAACTTTTCTGTAAAAACATTTTCTGCGTCATTGTTGCTCAGAATGTTTTTGCACTGTTTTATAGGTTGGCAGTGAGGTTGGCAGTAATACTTTTTTTTGTAGGGTTATTGCAAATGTTGCTGAAAATGTTGATTCAAATTGCGACAATGACGCAGATTGCGACAGTATTTGGTTACTTTTTGTACAATAGACTGTCACGCAGAGAATCACAGTTGGTGTAAGTCATTGATTCTATTGAGGAAAATAGGGCACTGCTAACCTGTTTTGAGGTTGGCGGTGAGGTTGGCAGTGGTAACTCTTTGATTTCATTGATATTAGCTTTTACTTATATTTGAAGGTTGGCAGTGGTAAGTTATTGATAAATAAGAAGTTATAAAAACGCTAAAAATCACACCCTTTAAAATCAATAACTTACCACTGCCAACCTGCTAACCTATTCGAGGTTAAAAGCCCGGTGAAAAAAATATTTTTCAACTAGTGATCTGGACCTGAAACAAGGTTGGCAGTCAGCAGGTTGGCAGTGGTGATTTTAGGGCTAAAAACATTCCTGGTGGTGAAACATTGTTACACTGATAATCACAAAAATGTGTGCTAATGTCACTGCATATTACACATTTGGTGAGCACATGCCACGTAAAATCACACTAACAGATCTGACTGGGTTGAAGCCTAAAGAGGCGAACTTTGTCATTGAATATTGCAAAGACTTTGCACCGCGTCGTGCGGCTGAAGCGTCTGGGTATGCTGCTGATACTGGTTACCAGTTGTTACATCATGAGCATATCGCCACAGCCATTGATAAAGTGCTTGAGTCACGACTGGATGCCAGTCACATTGATGCTGAGTGGGTGTTGATGGAAGCGGTTGATAATCACATGATTGCCAGGCAGCAGGGGAACATTTCAGCCAGTAACACTGCCCTAGGTCTGTGTGCTAAACATAAAATGGTTGACGCATTTGCTGCTGAGAAGATTGAGGTTAACAGTGATAAAGAGATCATGGATCGATTACTGCGAGGTCGCAAGCGTTTGAACGGTGAGTCTGATGAAGTTGATGACTCAGGTGATGAGGTTTCATTCTTTTAAACTTACTGATATTATCAATGCATCCCTGCTGTAGGGTCATTGAGGTAGTAAAAGCTTACGTCCGTCACCACGTGAGTGCCTCCCCTCAGCAGGGTGTTCAAATTCTAAATAATGGTGGTTAAGAGATGTTAGCTAATCGTGTTAAAGAAACAACTAGCACAACCGGAACGGGAAGTTTTACTACTACGGGTGCTGCTGCTGGATTTCAAACATTTAATACTGCTTTTGGTACGAATAAGCGATTCTCATATTGGGCTGTTAATGATACTGACAGTGAGTGGGAGACAGGTATAGGGTATCTTTCTGCATCCACTACATTAGTACGAGAAACAGTTTTAGATAATTCCTCTGACGGGATTACAGCTCTGAGCTTTACTACAGCGCCTACATTGTTCTGCTCCGGTAATGAAGCGACACTGCCATCCATTGGACTAGCACAGCCTAATAAATGGATAACCCCTAAAAATCATACACACACAGGGTATCGAGCAGAATACGTGATACCTGCTGATACTGTTATTTATTTTCCAGTATTTTTTGGTGTGGCTAATGAATTTGACAATATTAGAATGACAGTAACAACTGCTGCTGGTACTAAGATGCGGTTAGGTTTATATGAGAATGATAACGGGATACCGGGTGATCTTATAGCAGAAACATCTGATCTTAGCCCAGCAACTACAGGTGTTAAAAGCTCCACTTTCACTCAAGACAAGTACGGTAGTGAGTGGCTTTTTGCGGCAATTGTATCAGATGGTGCTACAGGCGTAGCAGCTCAAGATGATGCGCAGGTTGATTGTGGAATGCTGCCCATGACTTCTGCCGATACTTACAAAGTCACTGTATTGAGTGAGACCGCAACATCATGGACATCATTACCTGCTTCTGCTGGAACTTTGACAGAATTAGACAGAAAGAATCCTCCACGACTTAGCTTGCAAACGGTGTAAAGAAATGGCTATCAATTACATAGAAAAAGGGAATAGATTGCATGAAGTCATTGAAGAATCAGGTCATTGGCTGCGTGAGCATAATGGGGTATGGATAAGCTCTAACGATGTTTCGGTGCAGGCTATTATTGACTCGTTTGATGAGTTGGCCGAGGCCAAGAAGATTAAAAGACAAGAGCTGCGTGATCAATATCTAGTCCGTATTCAGATGTTATATCCTGATATTGAGACGGTAGATATTATTGATTTAGCTTTTGATATATTTAGAAGCGTAATTCCATCTTCTCGTTCGGCCAATGCGGATTTCCAGAACATGATTGATACTAGGCAGGCGCGACGTTCTATCAGAAATGAAATAAATGCTATAACTATTGTTGCCGATGTGAAAGCCTATGATGTTGTAAATAACCCACTCTGGCCTGTGTAAATGAGTTTAGGTCAAGGGGCTATAGGTGTCTATGCGTTAGGTGAGTTGCCTAGTGCAGCACCCAGTGGTACAACGATTTCACCTGCTGCTGCATCTCTCAGTGTTACAGGTCAGGACGTAAATCTTTTATTACCATTCACAACGACACCTGGTAGCGGTATTTTAAGTGCTGCAGGTCAAAGTATTACAGTTGATAGTGGTACATCATTGACACCAACTAATGGTGGTTTAATTGTCGCAGGTCAGGATGTTATAGTTAACGCTATTACTAACATTAACCCTGCAGCGGGTACTGTATCGATAACAGGGCAAACATTAACATTAACTGAACTGCGTATTATTTCACCAGATAGTGGTGTATTATCGATGATAAGCCAGTCAGTCACTGTTACTGCTGTATTCGTACAGAGTAAAAAAACCGGTTTAATATATAAACTCACTGGTAAACTCGTATCAAAATTAATTAAGGAGCTGATGTGATGTGGCCTTTTAAATCGAAAATGACTGGGCAACCTGTTCTCATCAATTGCGGTGTTCAATCTGCTGAGTTTCGTAAAGAACGTGCTGAAACACGTGTTGCGAACTTGACAGCTAAATTAGCACGATTGCATAAACGTAGTGGTAGTAAAGCTGTTTCACAGGAGATAGCGAACACACGTGTTGCGATTCAAGCATGGTCTGATGTTTTGGAATTGGCTGAATTGGAAATTTCACAAAATGAACGAGGTCTGCAGCTATGACATGGGTTGTACATTCTGACTGGTTAGAACGTCACTTCGACGGTACTCAAGCACTTGATCTTGATGCGGTCTTACTTGGTGACACAATCAACCTCGGTATTGTCACTGAGGCTACTATTAATCCTGATACTAATGCGCTTTACACCGGTTTAACAGCGGTTGCAACTGGTACGGCTTGGACTGGTCCTGTAGCGTTAGCTAACATCACATGTGGTTTGAACGGCAGTAATGATCTAGTCTTTGATGCTGATGATCCTGCTGTCATTGCACTTGATGCAGGTGGTTTCAGTAATGCTAGAAGCTTGGTTATTTATGAAGCGACTAACAATTATATCATTGCACACCACACTGAAGGTGCGACGTTTGGTAATGTATCAGGATCAATCACTATCACGTTGAACGCAAACGGTTTCTGGGTGTTGTCGATATGAAAGTTATTATCGATCCGACTACTGCTTCAGATAATGTCACTCTAAAAATTGATTCAGGGGTAACAATGACTGTCTCTGCCGGTAAGTTAGCGGGTGCTGAGACAGTTACATTCCAATTGATTGAAGATGGTGTAAGTTCTTATGGTGACCTATATCAAGATGATGAGATTCAGCAATTGACTGCAACGCATAATGCAATCGTGATTCCCGGACCCATTGATATACAGGTCACTAAATCAGCAACCGCTGCAGCCGTAGGGGTTTACGCAAAAGGGTGACACCGTATGGCGACAACTAAATCTGCAATGACTGCCAGCGGTGAATATGACGTTGGGCAGATTGATCTTCTATTAGCTGATGAATGTTCTAAGTTCTACGCTGATCCGTATGGTTGGGTCATGTGGGCTTTCGACTGGGGTTATGGGGAGCTGGAAGGTTTTGAAGGTCCTGATGACTGGCAGCGTGAAACACTGATTGATATCGGTAAACAGGTCATTGAACGTGGATTCGATGGTGTGACACCGGTTGATCCTATTCGTGAAGCCACAGCATCAGGTCATGGTATCGGTAAGTCAGCACTGACTGCATGGCTGATACTTTGGATCATGTCTACCAGGCCATACGCTAAAGGTATTGTCACAGCGAACACATCTGATCAGTTAAGAACAAAGACATGGGGTGAGCTGGGTAAATGGCGCACACGCTGCATTGTCGGTCACTGGTTTGAATATAACAACGGTCGTGGTTCGATGTCACTGTATCATCACAGCTGGCCTGAATCATGGCGCGTGGATGCTCAGACCTGTCGTGAAGAAAACTCTGAAGCATTTGCAGGATTACACTCAGCCAACTCAACACCGTTCTATTTATTCGATGAAGCATCAGCTGTACCTGACAAGATTTGGGAAGTAGCTGAAGGTGGGTTGACCGATGGTGAGCCGATGTTCTTTGTGTTCGGTAATCCAACACGTAACACCGGTAAGTTCAGAGAATGCTTCAATCGTTCAAAGCACCGGTGGGTGACACGTCAGATTGACAGTCGCACTGCTAAGATGACGAACAAGAAACTGATCAACCAATGGAAGAATGACTGGGGTGAAGATTCTGACTTCTTCCGGGTTCGTGTACTCGGTCGTTTCCCGCGTGCAGGTGATACTCAGTTCATCCCATCAGATGATGTATATGATGCACAGAAGCGTGGTCCTGGTCGTTATATGGGTGATGACCCATTGATCTGCGGTATCGATGTTGCACGCGGTGGCGATGATAACTGCATGATCGGGTTCAGACGTGGTAAAGATGCTAAGTCAGAAAAGACTTACAGAATACCCGGTGAGAAGTCACGTAACAGCATGAAAGTGATTTCAAAGATCACAATGATATTGGATCGACATCAACCTGATGTCACTTTCCTGGATGAAACAGGCATCGGTGGACCTATGGTTGATCGACTTGTACAGCTGGGTTATCACGTTATTGGTATAGGTTTCGGTCATAATGCAGATGATGAAAAGCATTTTTATAACAAGACAGCTGAGATGGGATACCGATGCCGTCAGTGGTTGATGGAAGGTGGTGCAATCATTGATGACCCTCAGCTTGAAGAAGAACTGACATCACGTGATTACTGGCATGATGATAAAGATAGACTTGTTCTTGAGAAGAAAAAAGATATGAAGAAACGTTTGGGTGTATCACCTGACTGGGCTGATCAACTGTACCTAACATTCGCACAACATGTACCAAAACGTGAAGTACCGCGTGGTCAATTGGATGCTGCAATCGGTGCACGTGATCAGAACACTGATGACTATGACCCGTTAGCTTGCATGGATAATGACGTGTGATATGCTATCACTAATATAATTTTGACTGAAAGAGGATATTGTCATGTGTGGAGGAACCCCATCGGCACCAACACCACCACCAGTCGCACCAGAAGCACCAGTCGCACCTGCGGTATCGGGAGTTGATCAAGCGGGTGCTGATGTCAGACGACGACGTGCAGCAGCAGGTGGTACAGAACGCAGTACGATATTGACAGGTGCACGTGGTGTACAGAATGGTGGTGCAACGACACAAGCAACACTGTTAGGTCAGTAACATGCCGACTGTTTCAGTTAATCTTGATACGACTCAATATGTGCAGGTTAACAGTGCGTTCAACCCGATGGTATTACAAGCACATCGTGATGAAGTACGTATTACACTGAGTGAACTGAAACCTGCGAAAAGTAACACAGTATTCCATATTTTAAGTGGTGATGATGCACCGCTTCATTTGAATTCAATCGATACGAATGTATGGGCTTTAGCGATTACTGATAAATCATCATTGATTGTTAGTGAAACTGAACCTTTCCCAGTTGTTGCAGGTTTAGGTGATTTAACAACTGATGCCTGGGGTGCACAAAAAGTCACACATGATTTTAGTTTGTTCCATGGCATGTTTACTTTTGATGTCCCACCGTCGATGTGGTTAATTTATGAAGATGAAGTGGAAGTACCTAATAGTACATCAACTAGGGGCACCTCAGTAAATGGTTATTTGAATATAACATCAGGTGCTTCAGTAAATGACAGCTGCTGGGTTGAAAGTCGAAGGCACCCGCGTTATCAGCCCAATAGAGGTTTGAAATATGCTGCTTCACTTGGGTTTAAAGGTGCAAATTTAGACGGTATACTAAAAGCCGGATTGATCGTTGATAGTGAGAATGGTGTCTATTTTAAAACAATCGGTGATGGTGAGTTATACGCATGTATCATGAATAACGGTGTAGAAACTCATACAGAGCAAATCGTATTCCCTTTTGACATCGATATTACAAAAGGGAATATTTACGATATACAGATGCAATGGCGTGGTGTTGGTAATATTAAATTTTATGTAGGTAACTCATCTACAGGATTATTGCAATTGGTTCACACCATAGAATTTTTAAACACATTAGACGAACAGTTATCAGTAAGAAACCCAGCATTAAGTTTAGCATTCCATGCAAAGAACATTACACAAGAAGTCAGCATGTGGTGTGGTTGTGTTGATTTAACTTCAGAAGGTGGTCATATTGATCGTGAACAGTATGGTGAGGCATCAATAACTAAAACAGTTAATGCAGGTGATGCTGTGATCGCGGTAAGAAACCCTACATTAGCTCCGAATGGTAAGATTAATACACGTGATTTACGACTTGTTAGAATTACAATCGGTGCCGATAAGAAAGCAAATTATAAAGCATATCAGACACGTGATCCTGCTGCTGTTACTGGTGGCGCATGGCCGCAGGTTAAAACAGGTAGTTTTGTTGAAGGTAATTCAACAATGACCGCTATCAACACCGGATTAATGGAAGAGTTTTCTGCTTTTAAAATCCCCGCAGGTACAAGTTTAGAAAAAACAAACCCATCTAGTGAATCGATTGATTTTTTCGGGATCCATGGTGATTACATTGTGATAGTGTGTGAAACAGGCGTAGGCGTTGAGACTGATGTAAATATTGAATGGGGTGAGGAAATATAAATGCCAACTATTAAAAGTTATAACAAACGACTTGAAGCATTACGATCTGAACGATCCTCGTTTTTTCCATTATGGCGTGAACTGTCAGATTATCACCTGGCACATCGGGGTCGATTCTTATCGTCAGATCGTAATAAAGGTTTCAAACGTAACACGAAGCAGATTAATAACACTAGCCGAATGTCAGCAAGAACATTAGCGTCAGGCATGATGTCAGGTATTACATCACCCGCACGACCTTGGTTCAGATTAGGGACCGGTGATAAACAACTGGATGATGTCAACAATGTGAAACTATGGCTGCATGAAGTTCAAACAATCATGTACAAAGTGTTTTCTTCATCAAATACTTACAATTCCCTGCATCAGTTGTATTCTGAATTAGGTGTTTTCGGTACAGCATCGATGGGTGTGTTCCATAATTTTGAAAATATTATCTGGTGTAAACCTTACACTATCGGTAGTTATATGCTGGGTATGGACGGTCAGAATGTCAGTGACACTATGTACCGGGAATATGAACTCAGTGTCGCTCAAGTTGTTAAGCAGTTCGGCATTAAGAATGTCAGTGAATCGGTAAAAAGACAATGGGATAATGGTAACTCTGAAGCATGGGTGAAAATTGTTCATGTTATTGAACCAAATGATGATCGCGATAACACCAGTCCAGCGGCTAAAGATAAAAAATTTAGATCTGTTTATTATGAAGCTGATCGCGGTAATAAAGATGACACTGATAAATTCTTACGTGAATCAGGTTTTGATGAATTCCCTATTCTGTCACCACGCTGGGATGTCACCGGGGAAGATGTTTATGCAACTGATTGTCCTGGAATCACATCTCTCGGTGATACGAAAGCATTACAACTGGCTGAACGTCGTAAATATCAAGCCATTGATAAATTAGTCAGTCCACCGTTGCAGGGTCCGGCTGCACTAAAGAATAAAATGAAAGGTAATCAACTCGGACCTAATGAAATTGTATGGCATGAGAATGCTAACAATGGTGGGTTAAGAAGTGTTTACGAAAACTACCGACCTGAAATTGGTCAGATTAAAGAAGAGATAATAAATGTAGAAGGTCGTATACAACGTGCGTTCTATGAAGATCTGTTTTTGATGTTGGCTAATACTGATCGTCGTCAAATCACAGCACGTGAAGTGGCTGAGAAGCATGAAGAGAAATTATTAATGTTAGGTCCTGTTCTTGAACGTCTGCACACTGAATTACTGGACCCATTGATTGATCGTACTTTCAACATTTTACAGAGAAATGGTGTGCTACCGTTACCACCACCAGAATTACAGAACAAAGAATTAAGTATTGAATATGTGTCAGTATTAGCTCAAGCACAACGGTTAGTTAATACCGGTGCTATTGATCGTTTAACTGGTTATGTTGCTGAAGTTGCTCAAATTTGGCCTGAAGCACGTCATAAGATCGACATCATGCAATCAATTGATGACTACGCTGAAGCACTGGGTAATGACCCGGCTATGGTTAATAGTGACTCAGATGCTCGTGCAGCATCAGCGGCTGAGGCGCAAATGCAACAGCGTATGGCAATGATGGAGCAAGGTCAGCAGGTGGCTAACATGGCTAAGACCGCATCAGAAACTGATGTCACCGGTGATAACGCGCTTGCTGCGACTATTGAGAACGCAGGTGGGTTACCATCATGAGTGATAATTTAGATGACGATCTTGATCAAGATGATCAGGTTAATGATAATAAGAAACATGATTCAGAGGTTCTTGCTATTCAAAATATCATGAGAACCGAACCTCAACGTGATTTTATATGGGGTCATTTGCAATCATGTGGTGTTTTTGAGAGTATTACTGGTACAGATTCGCTGGAAACACATTATAATTCTGGCATGAGAGATGCAGGGTTGACACTTCAGCGTAAAATTAAAGAAGCAGCTCCTGCTGATTATATGAAAATGATTAAGGAGAACATCGATGGGTGACGAAGCAACAACTGGCGTTGAGACAGAAACAAATGATACCGGTGCTACTGAAACAGTATTAACCGGTGATGAAGGTTCCACTGAAACCGGTGGTGCCGATACAAATTCTGATGGAGATGCTTCTGCGTCTACTGATGATAATGCAAACCTTGATGCTGATGGTAATCCCATTGCTGACGGTGATGCAGATGCTGGTACAGAAGGTAGTGATACGCCTCCCGACACTTATGCCGACTTTGTTATGCCCGAAGGTGTGACGCTTGATGAAGCTTTAACTGCTGAAGCAACTCCTATTTTTAAAGAGATGGGTGCTACTCAGGAACAAGCTCAAAAGCTCATGGATATCGCTGCAAAACAGGTCCAGGCGAGTTCGCAGAAGCAAGTCGATGACTTCAACCAGCTGCTTAAAGACTGGCGTACTCAATCTGAAAATGACGGTGAGTTCGGTGGAGACAAGTTCGATGAAAATGTCAAAATCGCACGAAATGCTATTACTAAGTACGGTACACCAGAATTGCAACAGCTACTGAATGATCATGGTGTGGGTAACCATCCAGAAGTTGTTCGGTTTATGGTTCGAGTTGGTCGCACACTGAAGGAAGATGTACCCGGTTCAACCGGTGGTGCAACTTCTAAAGCTGAAGACCGAGTGTCGATACTTTACGGTAATCAAGAAACTTAACGAGGTATATCACAATGGCTACTTTAGGAGCTAGTTTTGTCGATCTAATCGACGTTTATAAGCAGCAGGACGGTCGCGGTCAATTTGTACCGATTATTGAAATGCTGATGGAAATGAACCCTATGCTTGATGATGCAATTGCAGTCGAGTGTAATAAGGGTACAACTCATTTACACACTGTGCGTTCAGGTCTACCGAGCGTCACATGGGGTAAACTCTACCAGGGTATCCCAAACAGTAAAGGTAAAACCGCACAGGTAGAAGACACCACTGGTTTTGTTGAAGGTCTGAGTACCATTGACAAACGTCTGCTGGATCTTTCCACTAATGAAGGTGCTGTACGTTTATCGGAAGCACAGGCGTATCTGGAAGCAATGTCAAATGAAGTTGCTACCAAATTAATTTATGGTAACTCTGCATCAGATCCTGAAGAATTCATGGGTCTTGCGCCACGCTTTAACAGCACGACTGCTGCTAATGGTAATCAGATTATCGATGCCGGTGGTGTGGGTGCTGACAACACATCAATCTGGTTTGTTACCTGGGGTGATAATCAGTGTAACCTGCTTTATCCAAAAGGTACTCAAGCTGGTGTCCAGCGTGAAGATATGGGTAAACAACGTATTACTGACGGTTCAGGTGATGCTTATTATGCAATGGAAGAGAAATTCACATGGCATATCGGTCTTGCTGTTAAAGACTGGCGTTATGTGGCACGTATTGCGAACATCGATGTATCATTGATGCAAGCTGGTTCAGTGGCTCTGTATGACTTCATGCGTAAAGCATATTACAAGCTTCAGAATCGTCGTGTAGCCGGTGGTAAGATCTGTATCTACTGCAACCGTGATGTACTTGAAGCACTTGATGCTTTAGCTACAAATGCAGGCGCCAGTGATAACTTTGTACGTCTGAAGCCTATGGAAATCGAAGGTAAGGAAGTAATGACTTATCGCGGCATTCCTATTCGTGAAACAGATGCTATCATCAACGCTGAAGCTGTAGTTAGCTAAAGTTTGGTTCATCAGTTGCCGGGGTAACACCCGGCTAATTTTAATAATTTGGGAGATCAATAAAATGATTTTTTCAGCTCAACAACTCTTCTCTGATGACCAGGCGATTACAGCTTCTGCTGACTCAACTAACGTCATCGATCTTGGCGTAGCTGGTACACCGTATGGTGCTGCAGCTGCATTGAATGATGATGTCGGTAAAGGTGCTAAAATTCCACTTTTAGTACAAGTTACTGAAGACTTCGACAACCTGACTACTTTGGAAATCAAAGTATCAACCGGTGCAACTACTGCTTTAGGTACGACTATCCTTAGTCAGACCATTGCTTTAGCTGATCTGGTTGCAGGTAAGCAGACTTCATTTAACGTGTTACCTGATGACATCACTGAACGATACCTTGGTATTGAATACGTGGTTGTCGGTACTGCACCGACAGCAGGTAAAGTTACTGCTGGTATTGTTATGGGTGTCCAGACTAATACGACTGGTGCTTAATGATTAAGGGGCTTCACAGCCCCTTTTTCTAATTTCTTAATTTTGGAGTATTTTAAAATGCCAACATACAAAGTAATTGCACCGGGGTTTTATGACGGTAAATTATATGATCCTGAAGGTAAGCGTAAGACTTTAACAACTGACAAACCGTTTACAAAAAAGAAAGGGAAAAACCCTTTACCTTCATGGTTGACTGAAATGCCGAAAGAGTCTGAAGCTGTTCGTAAAAAGCGTGAAGCTCAGAAATCATCTCAAAAAGACGCTGATGAACAGAGTACGGAAGAACAAGTCGCTTTAGCTTCGACTGAAGGTGATGCTCAAGAAGCATCATTCATCGGTGAAACTGCAGGTAACAGTAACGTCGAAACACTTTGAGGTAATAAGTCATGCCTGAAGATCAAGTGAAAATCAAAAAAGAGTCTTCATCAATGGGTGTGACCTGTTGCTCTGATGATAATCATTACCCCTGGGGTACCGCTATCAGCCTTGATGATGATCTGGTTGATGAATTGAATACTGGTAATCTTGCTGTCGGTGATGTTGTTGAGATACGCGGTTATGCGTTTGTTGACAGTAAATCTGAACACAGCGATAAAGAAAGTTCTAGTAAATCAATTCGTTTACAGATGACTTCTATGAAAGTTGAACGTGAAAATGATGATGCCGTTAAACAACTTTATGGTGAATAATCATGGCTTCTGAAGTTGAAACATGCAATATGGCATTGTCTCACATTCGCGCTGGTAGTATTAATTCATTGACTGAAAATAGTTTACCAGCTCAACAATGTAAGCTTTGGTACCCGATCATACGTGACAGGATGCTCACTGAATCAGCGTGGGGATTTAATCATAAAATCCGGGCACTATCAGTATTAACTACTGAAATATTCAACTGGGCTTATGCGTATCAGTATCCTACTGATTGTTTAAAGATCAATCGATTAGTTGGTGCACATGAAGAGTTAGCAAATGCTGACGCCGATGTAGTATCAAGATTACTTGACAGTCAGTTGTTACCGTTAAAAGATTTGAGAAGTCAGATCCCTTATGAAGTGTTTAATTTTTCAAATAATAAAACTATCGGTGCAAATGAAGCTGAATTACGCATTGATTATGCCGCAAAGATAACTGATCCTAATTTATTCACTGATGATTTTAATATGGCGTTTTCATACTTATTGTCTTCTGTATTAGCTGTACCTATAGTCGGTGCTGAAACCGGTCGTCAATTACGCAGTGATTCATTACAATTGTATAAACAATATTTAGATGCAGCTATAGCAAGTGATCTGAATGAACAATATGACACACCTGCATTAAGTGAGTTTGAAACCACCAGGAGATAATCAGTGCCGCAAACCATTCAACGCAGTTTTACATCCGGTGAGATTGCGCCAGCGTTACAATCTCGTGCCGATCTGACTAAATATGCTACTGGTCTTAACCTCTGTGAAAACTTTTTTGTGCGTGCTCAAGGTGGGGTTTATTCACGCCCTGGGTTTAGTTTCCGTGGTGAATTAGATGACTCGTCTAAAGTTGGTCGATTAATACCATTTAGCTTTAGCACCGAACAAACTTACATTTTAGTTTTTGAAGATCTCAAGATGAGAGTCATGAAAGATGGTGGTTATTTACTTAAATCATCGTCAATCACCGGTGTTACACAAGCAAACCCTGCTGTAGTCACAGCTGATAATACTTTCATTAACGGTGAAACTGTTACTATCACCGGTGTAGTAGGTATGACTGAACTCAACGGTAACACTTATACTGTTGCGAATAGAACTGATACTACATTTGAATTATCTGGAACTGATAGCACAGCATACACTGCGTATGTATCAGGTGGTGTGGCTCAAGGTGGTACTATTTTCGAATTGACTACCCCTTACACTGAAGCACAATTACCCAGACTCGGATACACTCAGTCTGCTGATGTTTTAACTCTTGTTCATCCGAGTCATGACCCTAGTAATCTTAATCGTTTATTCGATGGTCACTGGACCTTGACTACAATTAACTACGCATCAACAGTCACTGCACCTACATTCGCAAGCCCGGATATTGAAACTATAACGGGCATCACACAGGCGAACCCTGCTGTAGTTACCACATCAGCAGCACATGGGTTTGTAACAGGTAATGTCATTGACATCGCTGGTGTTGTAGGGATGACTGAAGTAAATGGTAGATCATTCAGAATTACTGTTTTAACTTCCACCACTTTTGAACTCGATGGTGAGGATTCCACTACACACACTGCTTATTCTTCAGGTGGTACAGCTACCAGGCAGACAGCAGCTGTGACAGTAGGTAGTGGTTTCGGTGACTTTGAAAAAACTTACACTTACGTTGTCACAGCGGTTAATGAATCGGGTATTGAATCATTAGCATCAGTATCAGCTTCTGTTATTACTAAATCATTATCAGTGACTGGTGGTGTTCGGATTACATGGGATGCAGTTGCAGGTGCTGCTTATTATCGTATTTATAAAGATCCGTCGAATAACACGCAGGTTTACGGTTGGATCGGTGATAGTAATAATAACACTTTTGATGATTACAATATCGCACCTATTATCACTGATGCACCACCTGAAGACAGGCAACCTTTCAATGGTGCTGATAATAAACCTGCTGTTGTTACTTATTATCAGCAACGACAGGTGTTTGCTAATACGAATAACGAACTGCAAGCAACATATACTACTCAAGTTAATAATTTTAATTCACTACGTGTATCGAACCCGGCACGTGATTCTGATGCTGTAACATTCACTATCGCAGCACAGCAGGTGAATGAGATCAGACATTTGATATCACTTGATTCATTGGTATTGTTGACATCTGGTGGTGAGTGGCTTGTTAGTGAAGGTCAAGACCGAGTACTTACACCATCGACTATCGGTGTACGACCTCAATCTTACAATGGTGCATCATGGGTCAAACCGGTCGTTATCAACAGCACAGCATTATACCTACAGTCAAAAGGCGCGCGTATTCGTGATTTAGGTTATGAATTCAGCAGTGATAAATACACAGGTAATGATCTATCAATAATGTCTGAACATTTATTCGAAGGTCATCAAATTATCGAGATGACTTATGCAGATGAACCTTATGGTATTTTATGGTGTGTTCGTGATGATGGTGTGTTGTTAGGGCTTACTTATTTGCGTGAGCATCAGGTCTGGGGGTGGCACCAGCATAATACTGATGGTGAGTTTGAATCAATCACGACAATTAATGAAGAAGGTCGTGACGCAGTTTATGTGATTGTTAAACGGACAATCAATGGTCAGATTAAAAGATATATTGAACGTCTTGAAGCGCGTGAAAGTATCAATGCTGAGGATGCGTTCTATGTTGATTCAGGTTTATCTTACAACGGTTCACCGGCTACTGTTTTCAGCGGGTTGGATCATCTCGAAGGTAAAGAAGTTGCAATATTAACTGATGGATATGTGACAGAGAATCAAACCGTAGCATCAGGTTCAATCACATTAACTCGTGAAGCGTCAAAGGTACATATCGGTTTACCTTATACACCTGCTATTGAATTACTTGGTATTGATACAGCATCGAATGATCAATCTGTAAAAGCTAAATCAGTGTCAGTATCTAAGGTACATATTGAAGTTGAAGGTACACGTGGTGGGTTTGTTGGTCCACGTCAAGATCCTACAAGTGATCAACCTGTAACATTCCAAGAAATCAAACCACGATTTGATGCAGATGATTATGATGCTATCGCATTGAAAACATACAAGCAGGAAGTGTCTATTGATCCTTTATGGGGTAAGAGTGGCGGTGTTCGTATTGAACAACGGTCACCTTTACCAATGGCTATACTGTCAGTTATCCCAACGGTTGACCTCGGTGGAAGTTAAATTCATCAGACCAACCCGGGAACTTATTGAAGTGATTGCTGCTGATATGCGTCAAGCTGATGTTGATGAAGTGTGGGCTTCACATCATCATTCACCTATTGAAGCATTGATGAAAAGCTGGAAGATATCAGATCGGTCAGTGATTGTAACAGTGAACGATGAGCCTTGTGTGATGATTGGACTGGTGATTCATGATATATTGTCAGGAACTGGTTCACCGTGGTTATTAGGTACTGAAACTGCATTGAAATATAAACGTCATTTTCTCACGCAAGTACCTGATGCCATTGATGAAATGTTGACTATCTGCCCTAAATTGTTTAATTATGTACATGCTGAGAACAAAGTCAGCATTAAGTGGCTGAAATGGATAGGGTTCACTCTTGACGAACCTTTACCTTATGGGTGTGATAATGCATTATTCCATAAATTTACTCTTGAGAGGGTCTGACAATGTGTGAACCAGCAACAATAGCAGCGGTAGCAACTGTTGCTTCAACAGCACTTGTAGCTAGGGGTCAATACCAGCAAGGTAAGTACCGCAAGGGTGTTGCTGAATATAATGCTCGTGTTGATGAAAATCGTGCTCAAGAAACACGTCGTGCAGGTGTTGAGGCTGAGAATATTCAACGACAAAAGACTGCGCAATTACTCGCAAAACAACGCGCACAATTAGGTGCAGCTAATGTTGAATTGAGTAGTGGATCAGCTCTGCAATTACAAGAAGATACCGTTACACTGGGTGAAGCTGATGCATTGCGTATTCGTAGTAATTTTGAAGCAAAGGCTCGGTCATTAGAAACAGGTGCCAGTTTAACATTGAGTCAAGGTGAAGCTGCAGAATCAGCAGGGGTGTCTGGTGCAGGTGGTACGATACTCAGTGGTACCAGTACATTTTTAGGTACAGGGGTAGCCGATAAATGGTTCAAACCAAATAGTGCAGCTAACCGGTAACAATTATGCCTAAAATTGAACAATATCAACCCAGTCAAATTACTACAGAAGTAGTAAAACAACCTAAAGCGAAAGATGTACCAGCCGCAGCTTTCGGTGGTGCCATTGGTAAAGGTATTGCTGACATAGTTAAAGCGGGTGCTGCACTTAAACAACGTGTTGATATCACATCTGCAGAAGAATCTCTGGTTCAATTTGAGCGTGATAAAAACAACCTATTCTTTAACCCTGACACCGGTTATTTTAATACTCAGGGTAAAAATGCTTATGATAATTCAACTGCTGCTACACAGTCACTTGAAGATCTGAAAAAGCAATACGGTGAGAATCTTAATCAGAATGCAAAATTGTTATTTGATCGGTCTGCTGATAAACATATCAACCGTAGTCAATTAGATATTGCACGTCATGCATCAAAAGGTCTTAAAGCGTGGGAAATATCTACACTTGATTCGCAAGCTGAGAATTCAATTGAAAACGCATCATTATATTTTAACGACCCTGAACGATTAAAAGTTCAGAACGTACTCGGTCGTCAGGCAGTGATTGATTCATCTGATATGTTAGGTTTAGGACCTGAAGCAACTGCTGAAAAATTACAAACATTTGAGTCATCATTTGCACGATCAACTATTGAAGCAGCTACTCAGGCAGGTGCCATTGAAGGTAAGCTTGCACTTGAAGATTACGGTGATCGATTAGAAGGCCCTGACAAAGTTAAGATGCAAAGTCTGATTGAGAAAAAAGAGAAATCTGAAAAGACTCAAAATGACGCACGTTTAGCAGTCGCCACAGCCACCCGTTTAGTTGATCAGTACGGTGATCGCGGTGATGCCATAGAAGAAGTTAATAAAATTGAAGATGAAGATTTACGCAAGAAAACAATGACTGAAACAATGAGTCAATTTTCTCGTAAAAAACAAGCTGAATCAGAAGCTCGTGCTTCAGCTTTTGAAGACGCTGAAGGTCATATTCTTGAAGGTGGTTCAGCTGAGTCATATAAAGCGGCTAACCCTGAAGACTGGGAAAACCTATCACCAAAACAACAACGTAGTATTGAGTCTGGTATTGTATCAACCACTGATTGGAATACGTTTAGTAATTTGATGCTGCTTCCAAAATCTGAATTAGCGAAAGTTGACCCTGTTGAACACTTTGATAAATTAGCAAAATCTGAACGTAGTAAATTAATCAGTGCAGTGAAGTCAGCCAATGGCACAGGATCGTCAAAAGATAAAACTGATCACCAGGTAGGTCGTACTCGGTCTGCTCAGACGACAGCTGCGATTGAACAATTACTGGGTAGTAAGAAATCAAAATGGAATAAAAACAAACGTGAACGGGCTAATGATTTTTATTCATTGCTTGATGATGAAGTGAATTTCCGTGAAGAAGAAAAAGGTGCTAAATTAACATCTGAAGAATATACTGATTTATTATCAGGGTTAACACGCGCTGTAGTACAGGAAGGTCGTTTCTTTGATAGTAAATTAGATTTGACTGATATACCTACTGATGATGTACCGGTGCTGAGTAAATTCTTACGTGATAATAATGTTCCAGTAACAACTGATAATTTGATTAAAGCCTATAAACAAGCGAGTAAATAATGCCTTTAGATCTTGAGAAGATTGACCTCGGTGGTTTCGGCATCGGTGACGATGATACTCAACCTGAAGTAAATACTCAGGTTCGTGCGAATATGGATGAGGCATTGAAGATCAATCCAGATCAGCACGCGCAAACCACTAAACTCAGTCAACAATCCGGTGTACCTGAATTTGCTGTTCAATCAGATCCTGCTGAAGTAGAACATAATTTGAAATTAGATAATATCGATTTCAAGCAAATGTCTACACGTAACCCTAATACTGCAAAATATTTAACGGATTTTAACAACTCTGTTATTGCTCAAGACGATATCGAAGTATTACAAACCATCGAAGACGTTTTATTAGCACCGGGGAGATTTGCTGCAGAAAATGCAGTAGCAGCTGCTCAAGGTGCCGCTCGATCACTTGAAGGTGTAGGTGAGTCCATTCTTACCGGTTTCAGTGCTCAGGGTAAAGGGTTTGAATTAGCCGGTGTTGATGTAGCACCTGATCGTATTCAGGATCTAATCCCTGTAGGTGCTATGCCGATGGGCATAATGTCAGTTTCTGAAACTCAAATGATGTCAACCCGATTTGCTGAATCAATGGGTATCACCACTGATGAGGAGTTGCAAAAAGTAAAAAAAGAATCGATCGATAAATTATTAACTGAGTTACGTGAATTACAAGAAAAACGCCAGCAGTTAACACCTGAAGATTTGAATTTGCTTCAGGAAGGTTTAAGGGCTGGCATTGAGTCATTGGGTAATATGGCACCTGGTACTATGTTGATGCTGTTATCAGGTGGTCGTGCTGCACCATTACTTACTACAATCGGTGCACAGACATTTACCGGTTCATACGGTGAAGGTCGTGCTGAGGGTCTGACACCAGCTGAAGCTGGCTGGTTTGCAGGTATTGATGCAGCTATTGAAGTCGGTACTGAAATATTACCGACGAAAACTATTGAGACTATCATCACTGGTAAAAGTACAGGGATGACTAAATCTGCATTGAAATTCATGATTCAGGAAATGGGTACTGAACAACTGGCTACACTGGGTCAGAGTCTCAATTCTTATGCTTTCGGTCTTGATAAAGAAATGGAGCAAAATGAATCTGTTGAAGAGATGATTCAACTTCAGTTACGTCGTCAGGCAATCACTGCTATTGCAACAGTAGTAGCCGGTGGTGCTCAAGTTACAGCTGCTACCGGTTTGCGTAAAGGTATTGAAGCACTGACTCAGGATGAGAATAAAAAAGAAACTCAGGGTGATATTGAGCAGCAGAAAATTGATCGATTGAATGAACAATCTGAAAAATCAAAACTGCGTGAGCGTGATAAAGAATCATTTAAACAGTTTGTTGAGCAATCTGACGGTGAGAATAATACTCATGTGTTCATTGATGGTGCTCAGACTTCATTGTATTTACAAGATAAAACTCGTGAAGAGATTGAAGCTGATCCTGCACTGCAGTTATTAGCTGATCAGGCGCGTGAAGCTTCTGCTCAAGGTAATGATATACAGATCCCGGTCGCTGATTTTGCAGCTGATTTCGCTGGTACTGAACATTTTGAAGCACTGCGTGACAGCATGACGATGAGTGACGAGACTGTATCACCGTTTCGTCAGGAGCAAGCCAAACAGGAAACTGAGACTTATGTCAGAAGTTTGATGGATGAAGCTCAGGAGAACGCCAGTGAATACGTTGAAGCTCAGGAGATCTACAGTGCTGTACGTGATCAGTTAATCGATACAGGGCAAGTGACACCTGCTAACGCTTCAATCATGGCTCAGATTGTACCTGCATGGGCTACAGCTCAGGCACGTCGCCAGGGTAAGACAGTGCAGCAGGTGTATCAAGATGCAGGTCTGGTCATTGAAGGTCCAGCAACCGGTGAGCGTGCACGTCTTGAAGGTGAGATGGTGTTGGAGCAAGAACCTGCATTCAAAGATGCACCTGAAATATTTGAATCAGCTCGTGACAAATTCCTTGATGTTTTACCTGAAGACGCTGAAGTTTCAGAAGTGTTAGAAGCGTCTGATCAGTTTGGTCCTGAGTACCGTAATTTCATTAATCAGTTGGATCAGAACGATTGGTTAGGGTTTGATTTTCCGAGTCAAGCAATTAATGCTGCATTATCTGAAGAACTTGATCAATATGAAATAACACCGGGATTAAAACAATCAATCGGTCGCATGGTGAACGCTGAATTAGCAGGTAAAAGACCGTTTGAACAACCGACTATTGCAGATGTTCCACAACCTGCTACAATAACTGAAGGTATAGAAGTTGAGGAAATTACAGATGCCGAACAACAACAAAAACTCCTCGAAGAATTCGCAGCCCTTCGACCTGGGAGAGTACAAGCCCCAGAAATCCCTTACAGAACTGTCAGCGGAAGGGAAGTTGACGACACCTGGCGCACAGCAACTCGCGTCCTTCGAGGAGGTAAGCCAGCAATCGTCCACCGTGGAGCCAGCAGAAAGCTCACCGAAAAAGACTTCGCTAAAGAGTCGCTTGGCGGGGCTACTGGGCATCCGATCTCAGGATTAGGTGTTTACCTATCATCTGATCATGGTGTTGCTAGTGGTTACGGACCCATTGTTGAACAGGTTCATCTTGATGTTCGTAAACCGAAAATCTATACACCTGACACCACCCCTGCATTTGATTCACTGGATGATGCCCACGCTCATCGAGAAGAACTGAAGAAGCAGGGGTTTGACGCTGTTATCTTTGATTATCGTGAGATCGATGGTCCTGTTAACTTTGTGGTATTTGATGCAGATCAAGTTATTCACCCACCTGCAGCTGAAGAAACTCAGAAGTTTTTTCAGGAAAAACCAGTTGAACCAGAACGTGATTTATTTGTCGCTCATAATTTATCAATCGATAACCTTCTTCATGCTGAAGATATTGGTGGATTAGCAACACCCTCATTAGCTATTGCAAGCACTAAAGCAGGGTTTGAAGGTTTCGGTGAGGTTAGTTTACTTGCTGAAAAAGAATTACTTCAGGACCCTTACGCAAAAACATTCGGTGCTGATATTTATTCACCACGTTACCCTCAAGTTGTTTATCAGATTGACAATAAAGAATACAATAAAATTGTTGATCCATTAAATGAAAAATTAATCGATGTTGGTTTACCTGTGATTAGAGCTGATATTGAATCACGTGGTTTACCAGAATTATATTATGACACCGGTGCAAGATATGCGTATTTTGATTCAATAGGTAAAGCACCTAAAATTAAATACAAAAAGAAAGAGTCAATCCCTGCTCATCTTAAAAAGTTTAAAGGTGATAAATTTAATTTAATGCGTGATGATGAATTCATTGCAGCAGCTGATAAACATTATACTGAAAAAGCAGAAAAAAACGCACGTGCAATTGCTGAAGCAGGTGATCAGAATGAGTATGATTTTTGGTTAGCGGATTATAGAAAAACTTACTTCACTGAAGATGGTGTGATAAAAGATCGTTTTGTTCAAGATCTCGCTTACACTGTTGAACAATTCCATAAACCGAAACAAGTTGATAGTTATGAAATTGATCGACAATTAAATAAAAAACTTGAAACAATTAAAGCTCAAGCTGCATTTAAAGAATGGATAAACGAAACATTCAGCGATGCTGTTGCTGCTGAAAAAATATTCACCGGTTATACACCATCTGGCAATCGTAAATATATCGCTCATACACTTGATAATGTCGTCAAGATTATGAATAAAAAATTACGTGGTGGGGAAAATTTCAATTACGGTATTGGTACAATTCGATCAGCTACTGCACCACAATTTAAGACAATTAAAAAGATTCAAGAATCACGCGGTAAAATTGTTTCTAAAACTGTTATGGAAGATTTGAAAAAGGAAACAAGTGATGAGTTTGATAATGTTGTTGAGTCATTAAGAAGTTATTACAAATATGATTCTAGTGGTTTCGGTTTCCTTGATGCAGCTGCTGAAAATCTATTTGATATGGCGCGTGGTAAAGGGTTGCCAGATTTTGAAAATGTACCTGATGATGTGCGAACTCAAGCTGCTGAATTCTTATCAAAATTACGTGACATGCCGACTGAATATTTTGAAGCAAAAATTCAACGTGCAGTGGGTATTGATGAGTTTGATACTGCTATCGTACCAAAGGGTACTCAGAAGAAAGTAACAGACTTATTAAAATCTAAAGGATTAAAAGTAAAAACTTACGATCCTAAAGTCGAAGGTTCACGTGCTGATGTTATCGCTAAACAGAAACAATTATTATTCCAACCAACACCAGAGAAACGCCAACCACGCGGCTACTATGACCCTGCTAACAGCATTATCAGATTAACTGAAGCTGCTAACCTGTCTACGTTCTTACATGAGTTCGCGCACTTCATGTATGAGATGGAAGTGAACGGTGATACCGAGATGCTACAGAGCATCAACAGCTGGTATAAACGTAATGCTGAAGACGTGGCTAAAGAAGCGAACAGTTATCTGGGTGAAGATTTCGATACATTGAAGCAGGGTGATGTTGCACCAGTTGAATTAACAGGTCAGGGTGATGTTGATCTAGTTGAAACGGGTAAACCTGTATCTTTCTATTTTATTCACAATACAGAATCAGCTAATGCTTTATTTGGTAAACCGAAAAAAGGTGCACCGTTTGGTCGTGAGTTTGAACCAGCAGCACGTTTTGTAAATGTTGCATCAAAGCAAACAGCTGATGAAGCTGAAGGTAAATTCATCGGTGGTAAGCTGACATTCAAAAATCCATTAGTTATGCCAAATGATAACCTTCAATGGAAAGAAACATTATCAAAACAGTACGGTGGTAAGGTTGGTAAGAAATTAAGTAAAGCATTACTTGCTGATGGGTATGACGGTGTTATCACTACTGAAGAACGATATATCAGTGAAACGATTGATCTGACTACATTCGATGAAGCGAAAGCACTATTCCAACCAACTGACCGACCCACTGCAAAAGAAGGTGATATCACTCCTGATGACGTGATCACTTTCCTTGATCAAGACACCACTGGTAACAAAGATAAAGATGCTGCAATCCGTCGTGCAGTGCATGAACAATTTGCGCGTGGTTTTGAAACATACTTGATGGAAGGTAAATCACCATCGATTGAACTGCGTAATGCATTCAGAGCATTTGCACGCTGGTTGTCACGTATCTATCAATCACTACGTGGTCAATTAAACGTGAACCTTGATGCTGAAATGCGGCAGGTATTTGATCGTCTGATTGCCACTGAAGAACAGATTCAAGCGGCTGAGGCGCGTGCACGTGTGGAGCCGCTGTTCACTGATGCTGCGATGGCTGGGATGACTGAAGATGAGTTTGCTAAATATCAAACGAATCAAGAAAAAGTGAAAGATGTTCAATCTGAAACTCTGCGTGACAAGATCATTAAACAATTGACACGTCAAACTAAGGAGTGGTGGAAGGAAGAGAAGCAAGACATCATCGATGAAGAAACAGATTCACTGGGTAAGCAACAGGTTTATTCAACTCGTGCTCGATTAAAAGATGGTGATGTCAAACTGGATCATGCCACCGTTAAAGAATTAGCCGGTGAAGAGAAGACTAATAAACTCGGTCGCACTTCTGTTGTCATCCCACCTGAGTTACGTGGTATGACTGCTAAAGGTATGCAAGGTGTTCACCCGGATGAAGCAGCTGCATTTTTCGGTTACAGCTCAGGTTCTGAGATGCTGATGGATTTAGTCACTGCACCTGCTATTAAAGTGCAAGCTGAGACGAATGCTGAAGCGCGTATGATTGAACGTCACGGTGATATTCTCACTGACGGTACGATTGAACGTGAAGCTGATGAAGCGGTGCGTAATGAAGAACGTGGTAAGTTGATCCTTGCTGAACTGAAAGCACTGGCGAAAGGTACGAATGCACCTACTGTTGATCGTCAAACCATTAAAGCACTGGCTGAAGAACGTGTCGGTAAATTATCATTCAGACAAATTCAACCTGGTAAGTACCGTAAAGCTGAGATCAGAGCAGCACAGGAAGCTGCACGCATGTTGGCTGAAGGTAATAAAGAAGGTGCAGCTGGTGCGAAAATGCGTCAGGTCACAAACTATTATCTGGGCATGGCTGCAACGAATGCTAAAAACGAGACAACTAAAATTGTTGATCGTATGGCGCGTTACAATAAAAAGAAAGTACGTGAAACCATCATGAAAGTTGAAGGTGGTTATTGGGATCAGATCGTCAAGATCCTGAGTCGTTTTGAATTCCGTAAAGTCGCAACATTAAAAGAAGTTGAAAGTCTTAATACGTGGATGGCTGAACGTATTAATGAAGTTGGTGATGGGTTGACATTAACTAACACAGTGTTAAATGAATCGTATGTCACCCATTGGAAAAATGTACCGTTCTCAGATTTACAGGGTATCAGTGAATCAATAGGTAACATTGAGCATGTTGCCCGGTACGCTAATAAGCTGACACGAATGCAGGAAGAAATTGATTTCAATAAACTGGTTGATCGTTGGGTCACCAGTATGGATGAAAAGGTCAAGACTCGTTTCGTCAGTAAACGTACTGATGTGGTTGAAGGTCGTAATTACGGTCGCTGGTTCATGGCTCAAATGACTAAGATCCCATTCATGGCTTCATGGCTCGACGGTGGTGAGCGTGCAGGGTTAAGTCATCAGATCATGGTGCAACCATTCACCGATGCTTATAATGTTGAGATTAAATTGTGGGAAGAAACCGGTAAACCGGTGATGGACCTGATTGAGAATCGCAGTAAATCTGATATGAAGCGTCATAATCAGAAGGTATTCATCCCTGAGATTGATGATAATTTATACGGTCATCAGATCTTAGCTGTTGCATTGAACACTGGTAACCAGGGTAATTTGAAGAAGATGCTACTGGGTGAAGGTTGGGCTGACCCTGAAGTTGATACAGATATCAGTTTCGATAATCCTAAGCTTCAGGCTGTGCTGTCACGTATGACAAAATCTGACTGGGAGCTGGTACAGAAGATCTGGGATCAGATGGAGACACTTTACCCTAAACTAGCTGAAGTTCATCGTCGTACTACCGGGTTAACGCCACCGAAAGTTGAAGCAACACCTATGACCGTTGAAGTCGCTGGTGAAACTATTGAGATGAAAGGTGGTTACTACCCAGTCAAATATGACCCTAATCGTGACCTCAGAGCTGCACGAAACGAAGATAAGCTGAATGCTGAGACTGAATCGATGTTCAGTAATAATGCCAGCATACAAGCGTCAGTGAACGCTGGTGCCACTAATGAGCGTACTGGGTACTACGCACCGATTCGATTAAGTCTTGACGTGGTGCCAGCTCACTTCCAGGAAACGATTCATTACATCACCCATCATGACGCGGTGCGTGAGGTCAACCGGCTGACTCGTAATGAGCAAGTTACTCAGATGATTAAAGAGAAGCTGGGTCCTGAAGAATATGCACAGCTGCGACCGTGGTTGAATGATATCGCTAAAGACGGTCGTGAGGCTCCTACAAAGATGTTCTGGGATGACATGTTGCAGAAGCTACGTTTCGGTGTAACGCTGGGTACAATGGGCTTCAAGGCTTCCACCGGTATTATTCAGATCAGTGGTCTATCTAATACCATTGCTGAAGTTGGTATGAATAACGTAATGCAGTCAATGCGTACAATATTAGGAAGTTCTACTACTATCAAGCAAGCGTGGGATTTTGCTGTTGAGAATTCACAGGTATTAGAGCATCGAACTCAGACAATGGATCGTGAGATCAAGAACGCTATGAAGCGACTTGAAGGTAAGCGTGGTGTGCTGGCAGCAGCTCAAGAAGCATCAATGAAACATATTGCTTATATTCAGGCTTACATGGTTGATTTACCCAGCTGGCACGCGGCATATATCAAAGGCATGAGTGACTGGGGTGATGAAACACGTGCATTCCAATATGCTGACTGGGTGATTGAGAATGTTCAAGGTTCTGGTGCAACTAAAGACATGGCACGTATCATGCGTAGTCAAGCTGAGACAGGTCGTATGTTCACCATGTTTATGACGTTCTTCAGTTCACTCTGGAACATGGAACGTGATCTGGTGAAAGGTGCTAAAACTGGCCGATACTCCACCACATCAGTTGCTGCTAAAGCTATGTTCTTATTCACAATCCCAGTGCTATTCGAGATGATAATGCGTGGTGAGCTGGGTGAACCTGAAGATGAAGATGATCGTCTGCAGATGATGTTGACTAAAGTCGCAATGTTCCCGACTCAATCAATCCCGTTTATTCGAGATATAGCTAATGCGACAACAGGTGAGTTCGGGTACAACATATCACCATTAGCATCAGTTATTGAGCAGGGTACACGTACATTACCTCAGATCGTAGAACGCGGTTTCACTGATGATGAGATCACGAAAGGTCAGGTGAAAGGTGCAACTAAATTCATTGGTGCTGCCACCGGTATTCCAGGGGTGAATCAAGCATGGTCAACAGGTGAGCATTTATACGATGTTCTTGAAGAAGGTGAAGATTTCACTGTACATCAACTGTTGTTTGGTCCTGAGCGTAAGTAGTGCTAAACTCATGTCAACAAATATCGGGGTTATATTATGACTGTTAATACCACAAACATTACATCAGGACCTTATGTTGGTAATGGTCTGAATGACACTTATGAATACGATTTCAGAGTTAGTGATAAAACACAACTCTCTGTCTATGAAACTGATGACACTGGTATACAGACCTTATTGACAGTTGATACTGATTATACAGTCAATGATGTTGGAGTTGATGCAGGTGGTACAATTGTGCGTACTGCTGGAAACCTACCTACTGATTATACCTGGTACATCAGATCGAACTATATTGAAAATCAGCTAACTGACTTTTCATCTCAGGGCGCGTTCTTCCCTGATGTACATGAAGATCAGATGGATCATATTACATTTTTGATTCAACAGTTGTTAGATAAGAATGAACGAACTTTCAAATTATCAGAAACTATTGATATCGATGGTACTTTCACCATTGCACAAGATGCTGCTGCACGCGCTAATCTGAGTTTAGGATTTGACGGTGCAGGTAATCTTGTAGTTAAAACTTTATTCGACCCTTCCTTAATCGATCAAACTGATCTTGATAAACGACATGGTGTTGTGTTTGCTAATGTCGCATCAATGACTAATAACCCACCGTTGGACATTGCAGGTAACTCTGTGACATTCAATGATGGGATGCGAATTGACCTTGTTGAATATAATGACGGTAGTAAGGTTGGTGGTGGGGAATTATACTGGGATGCTGCCAGTACAGAAACTGCCAACGGTGGTACTATATTTCAAGTCACAGGTATGCCAACTGGCAGGGTTAAACGCAGAGATGATGTGAAACTCACTGCTGAAATGTTCGGTGCTATTGATAACGGGTCAGATGTCGGTGCAAATCTTGAAGCTGCATTTGCAACTGGTAGGGTGATCAAACTCGGTAACAATAAAACGTATTTATTTGATCGAGTGTTAACAGTACCAAATGTAAAATCTTATAATTCAACATTGAAATTAATCAACTCTGCTACTGTGACAGGTGGTATATCTGATTATTTAGTTGATATCCCAGCTAACGCAATCATTAAAGGTAAGTTAACAGTTGATGCCAACAGAGCTAACAACCAACCAGTACCACCAGCGATAGGCACAAGCCCTGGTGTCGCTGTTAGGCTTAATGGTGGTGGTCATCAGATCAATAAAATCAGAGCGATTAATGCATGGAATAATGGGATAAATCACCCATTGGTTAACCTGGGTAGTCTCGCTGGTTCAAATATAAAAACAATTGAAGTAGATAATTGTTCTGGTGGCGCATATCTGAACTTCAATTCATCAAGCGGTCACATTGGTGAAATAATAGCAACTAACATGAACGCTGTTTATACCGGTGTAAATCCTCACGCTGTTGATTTATTCTACGGTGAAGGTGCGACTGTTGATAAGATTAAAATCGATTCATGTGATGGTACTGTTGTCGCTGGTTCAGCATTTTATAGCGGTCTGACTTGCATTAGTTGGAATGAATCAACTATTGGGCAGATAAATATCACCAATTATTTATCAACTGCTTTGATACCTTTAGCTATCTCAAACTTAACAGCTTACAAATCAAAATATTATAATACTCATATTGAGGGTTGGTCTGAAAACCGGCACATTGAATGTACTGGTATGCAATACTGCTCATGGATAGGTGGCAGCATCATGTCAGCATGGAAAGAAGAACATACAAGCGGTGCGAATTATCTGAATACATTAGGGTTTATATTCCCTGATGGATCGGTTGATGACTTCACAAAAGGTCGTGACAACACAACTAGCAACAATAATACTGTACAAGATTTTGTTATGGAGAATGTATCAAATTGCATTCGTGATTTTGGCAGACATAATCGATTTATAAATGTACGTGGTTATGGTGGTGTTGGTGGTTATGGTACATCTAACGTATCAGAGAATGACCCTTATTATGCGGCTGGATTAGTTCAAGGTGGTGGTAATTTCATCATTGATAATTGTGATTTCAGTTACATGGACAACGCAGGTATTTCTGCAAACCTACCTGACATTGGTTCACCGACCATATCTAATACACGTTGTAATAGTAACGGTATTGATACAACTGCGTTCATTAACAGTCGTGCTGGTATTCGTATGGATGCAGCAGATGAAAGAGTTAATATTATCAACTATGACGGTCGAGATTTAGCAGCTGAAAACGTCGGTACATTATCATTATCTATTGCCAGTGGCGCATTCGCTGTTGATGATCTGATTGATTGTATTCATAAAGACGGTACTCAAAAACTACACGCTGGTATGCGATTCACTATCACAGATGCATTAGGTACTGGTGTGCATTTAGATGTACGTGTTGAGCATGGTGCAAAAGCTCGTGATAGGTTCCAAGTCAGAGCAGTGTCACCAACGTCTGGTACATTGAATCCTAACACTGTTGCATTGACAGGTACTTTCGCGGGTACTATCGGTGGTAAAACTATTACAGGATCAGGTTCTGCTTTGAGAACTGAAATAGATGGTAAGATGTTTGTCACCATTAACTCAGTTAAATACACTGTCGCTCAAGTTGTATCTGATACAGAATTGAAAGTTGAAGAAGCAATATCAGCGACGTTCTCAGGTCAGACCGGTACTAAGTTTGTATCAAGTTACACATCAACCGCGACTCAAAATAGAGCTTATCATGGTACTTATGCAAACATGAAAGGCGTGCAGTGGGATGGTGTTATTGATTTAGCAAATGCTGCAAGTGGTCATCTGATGGGTAATAGAGATGCGGTTAAAACAACCAGCATAGGGTCTGGTGTTAATGCTACATTCTCTTTAAATAAATCATTCTCACATGTGAATCAAATGTATGCACACGCAACAGCATCAGGTGGTCTTGAAGCTAATGCGTCGGTGACTTTCCCATCTGCAAACCAGGTACAAGTTTACAACTGGGGTCCAAATGCGAGATCTTTCATGGTCACTGTAGAAGAATAAATCAACACAGGGTATCACAATGTCTGATCCAAAATTAGAAGATTTAAAAAGTCTCGAAACACTTTGCCGCTTGAATGAACAAGCAAACGGGTTTATAAAAGAGACACTGGACGACCGACTCAAAAGGGATGATGCTTTCAGAGAGCACACAGAAAAACTATTCAATAAGCTGTTCTCTAAAATTGAAGAAGTGAAGAAGGATATGGGGAACTTCCGAAATGAGATTGATGAACGTGTTGAAAGATGTAACAAGAAAATGCAGGATAAGCTTGATAAGCATTATGTTACAAAACCAGAACTTGATATAATGACACGAAGGATTTTAGCACGTATCACTATAATGGGTTCAGTCATCACGGTAGCTATATTAGTAGCTAAGTTTTTATTTCCAGAGGTGAATAAATAATGCCAGAACAAACATGGGATCACTTTCCACAACATGAACTCGATTGCCCTTGCGGGTGTGATGGTCGCATGTCGAATGAATTTATGGATGACATTGTTGTACCTATGCGAAAAGCATTAGGGTTTTCTTTTGTCATCCCATCAGGTGGTGCATATCGTTGTGCTGAGTATGATGGTAAAGACAACGGTGCTCACCAAGGTCATGCATTAGATGTTGTTGCGAACTCACGTCAGAAGTTTCTGATACTTGACTGGATCTTCAAACGTAATCATCGTATTGACAATGGTACTTTACGAGGTCGTAAGATCACACGTATTGGTATCAATCGAGGTTCAATTCACTTTGATGATATGCTTGAAAGTGAAGGTAAAGATTGTGCAGTTATATGGGATTATTACAAATAGGTGAATGACATGGGTATATTTGCAACAATTTTCGGCAGTGGTGCAGTGATAGAAAAAGGTATGGATCTGATTGATGACATGCATACTTCTGATGAAGAAGAGATTGCTGCTAAATCAAAAGCTAAAGTGGATCTATTGAATGCATACGCGCCATTCAAAATAGCACAGCGATACTTGGCCTTATTATTCACCGGTACTTTTATATTCTCTTTCACGTTGGTACTGGCGATGACATTAGCTGGTATCGGTGACATCAAAGAAGTGAAGACTGTACTCTCTGATTTTTATATCGGTGAGATTATGCTTGCTATTGTGATGTTTTATTTTGGTGGTGGTGCATTTGAAGGTGCACTGAAAACTAGAAAAAGTTAACTTCTAAATCATTTGTGGTGATACCATCACGGTATCGCTGCAACGCACGCTTCAGTCCTTCCTGGTCATCAGTCTTACGTTCAATAGCATCAGCAACAGCCAGATCAATTGTATCATTACATAAGATCCTGATGATCGATACAGGGTGTTTCTGACCCTGACGGTCAATACGCCCACACATCTGATCGTATAATTCCAATGACCAATTGATACCAAACCATACGACAATATGACCTGCATCTTGCAATCCATCGACCCCATGACCCATTGAAGCCGGGTGACCCACTAACAGTTTAATCTCACCTTTATTCCACCGGTTGATGATTTTCTCAGTGTCAGCTGATTTTGTTTGAGTCAGATTGACCGGGTTATATTTTTTAAATTTCTTCATGATACGTTCAGCATCAGCTGTGAATGAATAGCTGCACAGCACCGGCGAACCACCGGCTTCTTCCAGCACTTCTTCCAGTGCATTTAATTTTGCATCATGCACTGCTTCAAACTCTGGTGACTCACTGCTGAGATACGGTGACCCATTACAGAACTGTAAACATTTATTTGATACTGATGATTTACTGAACACTTCAACTTCACGACCGCTATCAAGTTGAGTGAATAAATTTTTCTCAATTTCTTTGTATGACTTACGTGCTGACGCTGGTAGGTCAACCATCATGTTAGTTGTTTTACAATCAGGAAGATCCAGATAATCACGCGCGTCCATCTTCACAGTGATGTCACTGATCTTATGCTCAATCCATTCTTTACCTAATGTCGTCGGTGTGTACTTCCAACCACTGTAGTCACTCATGAAGTAACTGTCTTTATAATGCGTGACGAACTCACCCAAACGTTCACCACCGTCAACAGCTAAGTACTGACCGTGAAGATCCAGATAACCGTTTGATGCAGGTGTACCGGTTAAGCCGGTGCGGTATTGAAAATGGTTGATGATTTTACGCCAGCCAGTAACATTAATTTTATAGGTTTCACCACGTCCATCTTTACGATCCCGGTTACCACCTTTCATTCTCAATGTGGTGCTGTTCTTCAGCTTCGACACTTCATCATAGACCACCATTTGAAACGGTAACGGTTTACCCTGGCTGATGTAGTAGTGGTCTAGTTGTTCGGCAAGCCAGTTCATGTTCTCATAGTTGATGAGATAGATATCAGCATCAGCAAACAATGCACGTGATCGCTTCTCTTTGACACCGTGTATGACGCTGAACCTGAGATGCTTTGTATGTTCCCACTTACGTGACTCACGCGCCCACACAGCCTGTATAACTCGTAGTGGTCCAAAGATCAAAGTCTTCTGTACCTGACCTGCGCGCATCCTATCAATGATCGTAGTGAGTGTGATAGGGGTCTTACCTAATCCCATCGAAAGCCATAACATTGAGTCATCATGTTGAAGCATGTGTATTACACACTGCTTCTGATATTCATGTAACTGTTGTGGTATTAAGAGTTGCGAACTCACCGAAATGCTCCTTTGCTGCTTTGTTATAAATTTCAGCAGCTTCTTCAGGTGTATTGAAGCGACCGAGGTAAGTTTGTTTACCGTGAATTTTTATTTGAGCGTGCCATTTACCTGATTTTTTATTCTGTGACACACCACGATAACCAGATGTATTGTGTTTATGAACACCTGAATTTCCTGCATTAAATTTACAATTAGACTTTCTCAGATTACCCCATCGATTATTTTGTCGATCTCTATCTTTATGATCGATGTATTTTGGTATTGACCCTTCCATGTATAAAAAAACTAACCGGTGTAATCTGTAAAATTGTTTTTCAATACTAACGTGTAAGTACCCTTTACCATCTACTGTACCTACAACTTGACCGACCATTGCATTTGCACTTCGTTGAATTCTGCGAGTGAATAAACCGGTATCAGGATCATAGATAAAAAGTTGTTTTAATAATTGCTGACTGATTATAGTAATACTTTCGCTATATACTAAAGGTAATACATTCATCTAAATATAACCTGGACTTGTGGTTGAGTGTTTTTGTAATGCTTCAACCAGAATATAAATTTATCAACACCTTCATTACCGTATACAATAGCAACTCTGGCACCGAGTTTAATCAATCGCATAGCTTCACGTTTCTGGTGAGTCTCATGATCACCATCGACAGTTTTAACTTCAACATACCATTCAGGGTTGATAAAACATATTTGATCCATTACACCATCGCGACCAGGTGACACCCATTTGCGAGTGTCACCGTTGAAGTGCAGTTTTATCTGTTCCCTTAGATAAGTTTCAACTTTGTTTTCACGAACACCCATTAGTCTGTCACCTGTATTGTGATATAGTCGTCATCATGTTTATGAATATTAATATCGACAGTTGACCAGTTACTTATATCAATCCAATCGATACAAATACGAGATTCGTCAAAACCTGCACCAAGTTCTTCAGTTATTTTTTCATCAACCTTCTGTTTAAATTCACCCCAGTTCATTACGAACCACCACCTTCAGTACATAGTGGGCAAAGTAAACTTGTAGTATTACCTTCTCCATCTTTAGAATTTTCAGGGTGTTTGCAGTGATCGATTGCAACTTCATCATTACTATCAGTTTGAAATATATAATGATCACACGGTGCCATGATTGCTGGGCAGTGAACGCGAACGTCAGGGTCTGATATCGATTCTTCAATATCAATACGACAACCAACTTCAACACCTGCACCATCGGCTGATGTCATTCCAGACTGATGTGAAGTGATCTCATCACTCATGAATTGAATACAGGCATTCAATGTTTCAATGACAATGTTCATCGATTCATCAGATTCAAGCAGCTTCTCAGCATTACGCTTCATCATCATCATGTTACCCATTGCTGCAATCGGGTTGCCGACGTACATCTTTGATACACTCATCTCTTCATCGATGCTCATATCAGAATGCATGGTGGTGACACTGAACATCTCACCTTCATCGATCATTTTTTCAAGCTCATCACTGGCGACGAACTCACGTGTTCCACCGTTTGCATAGGTGATTGTTACTGTTGTGTTTGGCATTTTATAAATATCCTCAAGTGGTACATGTTTCAAACCGTCAGCAGTTTGTAAAGCAAACCCGCTACCGAAGTAAATCATGTCAGATTTAATTTTATCAAGTTCGTTCATTTAATTTAGCATCAATAGCTTTTTGTAATGCATCGTTCAAAGTATCAGCTATAAAAATAGTCATTAAATAAGGTGATACTTTAGCTGGCTTAACAACACTGGTGATGCGAACGGTTGACCAGTGTGATTGAAATTTACCGTTCATAAATTCAGCAACTAATACAGTATCATCATCACTAAATTCAATAACTACTTTCTTCTGCTTGTTTATCAATTCAGTTGTATTCATCACTACTCACCCAGACAACGAACAACACGAGTGTTCTGATGGTGAGCATACTCAAGTGCATGACCCAGTGATTTGAAGTATAGCGGTTCAATCCAGTTTTCAAGTTCGTAGTACATAAGTCACCTCTTCATTTAATCTGTGTAACAATGTAGCACACTATATTGAACCCTGCAACAGTGGTTTGACTAATTTTTCAGTTTCTTTGATGTACCATTCGTAGTTGATAGGTGGTGGCACCTCAGCTTCATAAGTCATGATAGCACCTGCTTTAAGATCACCACCAAGTTGAAACAACATTGTGTCTGATAACTTATTACACAGCTGCACCTTGTAACCGGTATTGATCCCGGTACGACGTTCACCGTACACTGATTTATTCTTAGTGTGAATACGTGCATCCCAGACACCGTAGCCAATCTCAGCCATGACTTCATTGAAGAACTGATCAGTTAAACTGTTCGCGCGTTTGAACTCACCAGCTGGACCTTTCGGTGGACTGACTTTCTCAAGTGGTCGTCCATCGGTGCTGATGTAGTACCTGACAATGTTACTGACTTGCTCACCACCCCATTCGAGTATGCTGGATCTGGGTACTTTGGTTCGCAGGAAGAAATCAAATACATCAGCATGATTACAAATAAAATCACGAATGTCTTTACCATGTACCAAAGCTGATTCAGCTGCGAGTGCAACGACTCTGGCTGACCAATCTTTATGATACGGTAACTCTCGTGTACCTGGGTTCTCTTCAGCTGTGACATGTGCATACGCTCCTATACGTTTCAATCCACCGTCTTGTTTCTCAGCGATATATGAATTCACATCACGGATAAACATACGATTGTAAAGTGCTTCTTCCAGCTCAAGGTTCGTCAGTTGCTCCCACCATCGGCATATTGAACGGGTGTGCTCAAGGTATTCATGCGGACATAAGTACGTCACACCGTCAGTATTAGCCTGGATCATACGCAAGCCGGGTGTCTTCAGCAGCTGCTCAACCAACATACACAGCAGCAGTTGACCATTGATGGTGATGAACATAGTGAACTGTGGATCAAAGAACGGTGAGTATTCGTTGTTACTACCACCGTACGCACCGTTCAATGCTAGCTTGAATGCTTCATTCTCTGGTGTACCTTTGGGATAAGTTTTACGTGTGTGATAAACACCTTCGTAAGCATCACAAAATTCTTCACCAAGGTGTGCTGGGTACAATTTATTCTTGATCGCAAGGTTGGGGTAAAAGCTGGCAACGTCAACATCAACCAGCTGATGAGTGTCGGTCGTGTGAACCACTTGAGATTCAACGGATGCGTGCAGGCCACCGGTGCCGAAACTGTAATCAAGACCATCAACTGTTGCAATTAAACCTTTGAATACGCCTTTGGTTTCCGTGATAACTTTTGATTCAAGGTACGTTTTAATCTGTTGAAACGGCTGCGATTCAAAATGTACATAAGGGAAAATGACTTGCGCCAGATCAATAGATTCACGTTTAGTCTGACGCTTAACTTTCTTCTTACCGTCATATTCATAAATTGTAATACCTCTTTTTTCCATCTCTGTGACCAGGATCGTTTCACCGATCTTCACGTCACTCATGTTCATCATGTTCTTACCAAACGATTCAGATAAACCTTCACGCATTTTGATGTGTGACTGAGTACGATCAGCGAACAGATCTGTTGCATCGATGTCGTGCCACATATATTCAATGAGAATGTCAGTCTGCTCATCGGTGAGCACTGTACCCACAGGGAACGGTAAGTCTTCAATGTTACTCATTCGCATATTGAATTCTAAAACTTTCAAACCGGTGGCTTTTGATACGTTGTCAAAGTGATGGATTTTATACAGATCAATTTGCGGTAGTAACCACTCTGATTCCCAAACCATGTGTGAGAAACGTGCAGGACCATGTGCATTGATGATCGACATCGCTTTGTCGTAGATGTCACCGACTGATAAACAGGCTGCTGCGTGCTTATAGATGAAGTGCAGCACCGGGTAATCGAATCCGATACTGTTGTAACCGATCAAACGACAACCCTGCTGGCTGGCTATGTCGATGAAGTGACACAGTGAATCAATTTCATTCTTACGATGACTGATTTCAAACAGCCACTTGCGACGTGTTGTACGATGCATGAAACCCACGGTGAAGACATTAGGGTATGTTTCCTCATCATAGATGATGTCACCTGGGGTGATGTCGTATAGGAAGTCTGGGGTTAGCATTTATTAACTACTTCACCGATGGCACCGATGATGGTTAATATTGCAACTACAACCCAAAAACCATTCTCTTCTAAAAATTCCCAGAAGTTCACGACTTCACCTCATACTCAAGAGTAACAGTAATCACTTCAGGTGGTGTACTGGGTAATCCAGATTTTTCAATATACACACTGGGTACAATTGGTGCATCACTGACATCACTGTACACGTGTTTATTTTTGGTGGACTTCACCAGTTTCATTTCAAAAGTTTTAATACTCATAATTGTCACCTCGTTATTAAATGGTAGCAGGGGCAGGATTCGAACCTGCAAGGGGTTGTGATCTATTTGAGGTGGGGAACATAACAGCATTCTATTCCACCTTTTCCTGTCAATTCAGGTTCACAACTGTTCTTATGTAGGATCTATGAATTGATCCCTTTTACCACTAGCCGTATGTTCTACACTAGCGCGTTTACCAATTTCGCCACCCCACCCTTCTACAACGACACTGAGAGTCGCTGACCACGTTCTTCCCTGTCTCAGTGTCGTTGTAGAAAGACCCTCCCGAAAGAGGGTTCAGTTTTATGATTCAAAAAGTTTCTGTTTTAACAGATAACCTTCGAGCTGCCATATTTTATCGCGTGCATTATTGAATGCAATTTTACGACCAATCTCAGCATCAAAGTTTTCAGGACTCGCACATGCTGATTCACCAGTTACAGTAAAACCGTTACTCAAAGTCATACAACAAACTGTAAGTTGTGAACCTTCAAATACATGGTAATCAACTTTATTAATCTTACTGTCGATAATAACCGGTGTAATACGTGGTGCATTAAGATCCTTTTCTTGAATCTCATTTTCAATTTCTTGTTCAGACATTTTTTTATCACCTTAATAATTAAAAAGTTACAGCATGAAACGGTGACATGCTGTTCAGACTCTTTGTTTCAAAGACCGTTTAGAGAATTTGTTTTAAACAAATGAAGGTCGAATCGCTAAACCTTGATCAATCAACATTTGCTCAGTCCAACCCGGTGTTGCCAGATACTGTTCAAGCGTCACACCGTTTGCTTTAGCTGTCATCTGCAGTGCAGCCACAGGAGCCACAGGAGCAGCAGGAGCAGCCACAGGTGGGAATGCAGGGTTAGCAGCAGCACTTGGTGCAGGTTGACCACCGGGTACACCAGCGAACATCTGTTCAACTGATGGTTTGTTATCCAGACGACCCATCGGTGGTTCTTCAGCTGTGATCATGACACCGTTCAACCAACCACCAACACCACCTTTACCTTTAGTGTAACCACTGATACCAGCGTTCACATAAGCAACCATACCTGAGAACACAGCACCTGGGTCAATGATCGGTGTGTAAGCCATATCAACAACTGATGGTTTACCATCGGCTTCTTTACCAGAGCAGCTAAATACATACCAACCACTGAAGCGCGGATCATGGTAGTCTTTACCGTGATATTTAACATCATACGGACCGAAACATTCATCAGCACCAGTGTAACCTGATGGGAATGTGTTCAGTTTAGCCGCGTCAACCTCAGCTTGAATCGCTGCGATCTGCGGATCATTTGGTGGAAGCAGTACAGTACAACCATACTTTGCTTCCGTCGCACCTTTCGCAACTTTCGCTACGAATAATGCGGGGAACGATAAAATACCTTTAACTAACATTTTGTCACCTCTTTAAAAGAATGAAACTTCTTCAGCTGCAACTTCAGCAACCGGTTCAGTTTTAGGAACATCAGCGAACATAAGTTCAACGTCTGATTGTGATTCTACACCTTCTGTAGAACTTTGTGCAACAACTTTTTCACTTACGTGATCGTGTGCAACTTTCTTCAGTGTGAGCTTGCCACCTTTGAAAGTGATCAACTCTTTCTGAATGCGTGCTTTTTGATCATCAGTCAACAGATCTGACTTCATCACTTGAGCAGGTGAGATCAGTTTAGGTGGGTAGATATCAGCATTTTTCAAACGACGACTTTTAAGCTTTTTAGCAATCGTTTCATCGTCTTCATTCCAAACATTTGAACCTTTACCCGGCACCATTGCATAACCTGGTACAGTGATACCCTGTTCAATACGATCTTTGATTTCAGTTTTCACTTTATCAAAAATTGCTTGAACACCTTCTTCAGAATCCGCTAACTCAGATAACTGATCTTCAGTTAATGATTTAGGATCTGCTAATATTTTACCGATATACTCGGACAGATTTGAATTGTCTGCATCAATTGCAATTTCACTCATACTCTCCACCGTTAACAAACTTTGATTAGATTTAGCAGAACAATGCCCACCACGTTTAGGATTCGCTTTACACCACTGACAATGATCACCGGGTGTTAATGGTGCATCAGGATTGTCAGTGAGTCGTGCAGCAACTGATAACTTTTCAGCCGCTTCAACAACTGATGTTGTGCTGACATTATCTTCAGTACGTGTTGAGCATTGATAACGTACAACCGGGTTAGTTTTCGGTTGGACAATTGTCATGCGACAATGAGGTACTGCATTAGGTTTGAACGGTCTGCACTTATCAGGACCACTGGCTATAAAAGGTCGCATTTTACCGAACAGGTAACTGATCAACTGAGTGTTGTTTTTCTCACTCACATAATCACGACCATCTTTATAGTCAACCACTTCCATAAAGTACACTTCACCAGACATCGGGTGTCGTGCTGTGATGGTGATATCAACTGTACCCCACCAATCATCACGACCAAATGCACCACCTGGGTCTGCTTTACCTTCAGCTTCAACCAGTACAGTACAACCTTCAAACTGTGCTTTCAGCTCATTGACACGTCGTGTGACGTAATCAAGGCACATCTGCACCCGTTTGATACGTGCGACATCGACCAGCCAACCATTAGGGTTGTCAGGGTGATTTGCACTGATGATCTGCTGATCGTACTGAGCTGCTTGGGTATTGTTCTGAAGACACAATTCAAGTAGCAGGTGAGATCCAGTACCGTCAATCGCTGCTGCACCAGCTACATCTTCATAACCGGCTTCTTCACGAATTGAACCCGCGCACATAGGCCAGCGTTTGTTGCTGCAACCTAAGCGTGCGTGACCTTCACTCATGACTGAATTGCTCGAACAGCTGCGAGTAACTCCTGTTGCTTTTCAGCAGTCAGACCAGCAACACCAGTGACACCTTGTGCTGTCATCACAGCATCGATAGGTTCACGTGCACCGATACGTTTGAACTCAGAAATTAAAGTTGTGTTCATTTCTTCATCGGTGAGTGCGATTGCACCTTGAGCAGGAGCAGCAGCAGGAGCAGCAGCAGCAGCAGGAGCAGGAGCAGCAGCAGGAGCAGGAGCAGGAGCAACTACTGTCTGATCTGTACCGGGTTTAGCTGGGTCAATACCTATATGAACCGGTGTTGTATTCTCAGCGATTTTTTCCAGCGCATCAGCGATGCGTTTTAAATTATTTTCCAGTGACATTGTAAAGTTCTCCACTTTGTTGATCTTCAGTTGGGATGATACGCAAGCGACCATCATTAAAAGCTGTTATGATTTCACGAACCAGGATCTGGTAAGGTTTACCAATCACCCGTTGTGATTTCTGTTTGAAGATATCCAATTCTAACTTTGAACAGCGTAGTCGCAGTTCATCATCAAGAAGCGTGGCATCTTCAGTTTTGTTGTCTTCTTCAGACATCGTTCTGACCCTCATTAAATATTTATTAAATTGACGATTCTATTCTAGTAGAACATTGTAACTATTGTCAACATAAAATTTGACAATGTTCTACAAATCACATAATCTTACGCTGACAGAAATAATTTATTGTAGTAAGGTAATCAATCTGAGGTGACGAGAATGAATATAGAAATAGAATATGATGTAAAAGATAAAAGTGTTTTATTAAGTGCATTGAAAGCTGGTGAGTGTTTTCATTTTGCAACAACTCCATTCAATGATGCAATAAATGAAGACGCTATTTATATTGTTGTTTCTGGTGGTAAAGAATCAAGAGTTCAGTTTGCTAATTTAAAAGACGGACTATTGATGCAGCGTGATGATTGCCACAGAGTGGTCAAAATCAAAGCTAAGATTAAATGTCAATGTCAAGATCTTGAAACACACACACACCCATTAAAATAATTAAGCAGGATACATTTTCAATGGTGACAAACAGCGAATTCCTGACTGCGTTATTTGGTGATGATGCACCGTGGGTGCATGTAACAGATTTCCCTTATGATCCGGGTAACATTCCGAAAGATAAACATCTGATTGCCTGGAAGGGTGACTATTTCAGTCGTTACAATCTGACGCCCGGGTACAATCAGTACTTCACCATCAGTAACTTTTACTGTGATGACCAGCAGCAAGCACGTCGTCGTAAAGCTCTCTTCAGACATACACCGGTGATCGTACTGGATGATGTCAAAGAGAAGCTGTCGATGGATGAAGTGTCAAAGCTCCCGCGCCCTGCATGGATACTGGAAACATCAGCAGGTTCTGAACAATGGGGTTACATTTTAGATAAACCCTGTACTGATCGCGGTCGTGTAGAAAACCTACTTGATGGTTTAGTTGCTAATGGGCTGGCACCCAAAGGAATCGATCCGGGCATGAAGGGGGTCACTCGATACGTCAGACTACCTGAAGGGTCCAACAACAAAGTATCAAAGCTGGTGAACGGTCAACCGTACAAATGTCAGATGCGACTGTGGGAGCCGTTCAACCGGGTGACTATCGAACAGCTGGCTGCACCGTTTGCAGTTGATCTAAATCAAGTAAGACGTGAAGCACGTGTGGATGGTGCAGCTGCTGTATCAGATCATCCACTGGTGAACATCCCTGAAATTATTCACATTAAAGAGGTGCGTTCTGATGGGCGATTTGATATTACTTGTCCATGGGTGCAGGAGCACACGAACCAAGATAATAGCGGCTCTGCTGTCTTCACGAATGCAGATGGTAGTATTGGCTTCAAATGCCACCACGGGGCTTGCCAACATCGGACTGGAAGAGAGTTATTACAATTTATTGAAGGACACTCACCCGGCTTCTCAGGAACCCTTAAAAATTGGCAAATCTTACGAGAATTCTCACATGTCGCTGAACCCAGCTTCATGTCGCCAGTTACCCAGACACCTGAACCAGAAGAAGTCAGCTTCTTTGCACCGGTATCACCGCAACAAACGCCAGTTCAAGCACCTGTAGTCCAACCGGTTGATGCTATCCAAATGTTATGTGATGCCCTCAGACGTGAGCACCCCAGCAGCCCTGAAGCACGTGAGCTGGCTGCACAGATTATGAAGCACACCGATGACCTACCTAAGCTGGATCAGATGGAGTGGCACAACCAAGTGCGTGACCTGATGAGTTGGTCCAAAGGTGAATTCAAAGAGATCCTGAAGGACCTCAGACAAGTCTGGTACGGTGAGAAAATCAACACGGCTGAATTTTATGATGATGTGGTGTACGTTAAAGAACTCAATCAATTCTATGACTGGAAATCACGGATCTTCTTCAGCACCGAGGCATTCCAGAACAGCTTCAGTCATGAAGATGCTGAAGCCCGGAAGATCGCACTGCAGGACGGTCGAGTGAAAAAGGTTGATCGACTGGACTACGCACCGAAAATGCCGCAAGTATTCATTGAGAACGGTACCACGTTTGCCAACACTTGGTCAGATGTCACTCAGAACAACGGTGCAGCCGGTGACATTGCACGCTGGCATGATCATTTTGATGCACTCGGATGGGGTGAGCATCGAAAGCACATTGAACAATGGATGGCGTTCACACTGCGTCATCCTGACCGTAAGATCAACCACATGCTGCTGTTAGGCTCTGGTGAAGGTTGTGGTAAGGATTATCTGTTATACCCTCTGACAAAAGCGATGGGTGAAAACTACACCGTGATATCAGGTGAAGAGTTACTGCGTGACTTTGATGATCATCTTCTATCGACCAAGTACCTGCACATCAATGAAGCAGAGCTTGGTGACCGTCGTGAAGCACTGGCAGTCAGTAACCGACTCAAGCCATTAGCAGCTGCACCACCTGAGACACTGCGTGTGAATCAGAAAGGTATCAAACCTATTAAGATCAGAAATATTCTGAACGCCACCATGACAACGAACAGCATGATGCCACTGAGACTGAATGGACCCTCACGACGTTTCTTTGGTATCTGGTCAGATCTGAACCCGCGTGATGCTGATGACAACATGCGTGCAGACTGGCTTGAATACTGGGAGGATCGCTGGAACTGGATGAAGTCAATCGGTTGGCAGCATGTCGCTTATCATCTGATGTACATGGTGGATCTGTCTGACTTCAACCCGGCTGAAGCACCACCGATGACTGACTTCTTACGTGATATCAAGGAAGCGTCGAAGTCACCAATGCAGCAAACCATTGAAGCGTTTGCTAAAAAAGAGCTGGGTGCGTTTAAATGTGATCTGGTGACAGCTGTTGATTTATCTGAGACTCTTAAAAGTGGTGCTGTGTTCGCACCTGGTGAGATGTACAGTGATGGTAAGTACTTCACACCGATAAAGACGGGTATGGTCCTGAAAGAGTGCGGATCGTATAAGCAAGTGACCTGCTATCGCCACGGTGACAGAGTGAGGTTGTGGGTGCTGCGTAATACAGGTAAATATGAAGGTATGGATTCTAAAACATTGTACCAAGAATATGAGCGTCAAATGG